GGATACTACCGACGAAACCATAATGATTTTGCATTTCCAGTAAGAGGGAAATGGATGGAAGATACCTTCGTTATTTCATTTTGTATCTTCTCATAGCGGCAGAAAACTATATGGCTGAGATGCCTGCAAAGTAGTCTCTGGTTGCCAAGGTCATTAAGACTCAGAGGATACAATGAAACTATTTACGAATACAAAAGACTTTCCGTACCTTCGCTGGGCTGAAGGGTTTGTTCTAGGTCTAGCATGCGCAGCAACAGCTGCAATTGCAATGCCAACGAAAGAACCTGAAGTCAAGGTTGTTAAGGTTCCGGAAGTCAAGGTAATCGAAAAGCCGGTGGTTGTTAAGAAGCCGGTCTACTTAAGTCAACACGACAAACAACAAATCCAATGCATGGCTGAGAATACATATTTCGAAGCAGCCCATGAACCCTACAAGGGTAGGATCGCGGTGAACAACGTAGTATTGAACCGCGTAAAAGATAAAAGATTCCCCAAAACACCATGTGCGGTCATTAACCAAAAGGCCAGAGGCGTATGCCAGTTTTCATGGAAGTGTGAAGGAGGAAAGCGAATTGGTGATATGGCCGCCTATCGAAGGGCCAAGGAGATCGCCGAGGACGTATACCTAGGAAACTACGGTGACGTTACTAAGGGTGCAAAGTTCTACCACGCCGATTACGTAAGTCCTTCGTGGGGTAGAGTATTTGATCGTACTATTAAGATTGGTGCGCATATTTTTTATAGAGGATGATTATATGGTGGACGACGTTATCTTTCAAAAGACTATGACTAATGAAAAGTTTATTAAAGAAGTGGAAACATTAGTAATAAAGTACAAGCTTGATTATATGGATGCCGTCGTCCATCTTTGCGAAAAGAACAATATTGAAATTGAAGCAGCTGCTTCTATTATCAAGAACAATATTAAGATTCGATCTAAAATTCAATCTGCCGCCGAAGATCTGAACTATCTGCCAAAGTCTGCGAGGCTTCCTGTATGAGCCCTTTTGAGAGCTATAAAACGTTTCTCGCCGTCAAGAACCACTTTACTACAGATAGTTACGATTACATTAAGTACAACGGTAAGGTTGGAGCTAATCAATCGAGTTTTGAAACTCGTAAAGACAAATACCAGTTCTACAAACTCTCCAAACACAAAGATCCACTCAAATATCTGGTTGCCAACTTTGTTGATGGCGATCTGAAGTGGGTTGGTGATTTGTTTGATGATAAGTCTGAAAAGGTTTATGCTGATTGGCTCAAGCGTCAACAGTCTCTTTCTTATATTTTTGAGCAAGACTTAAATAAATTGTTGACAGATTTTAGTGAAAATGTTATTGTAAAGAATGGACAACACCCATACTTACTGAAGCAATACTTACGCAGACAGATATCGATCGAGACTATTATTATTTTAAATGATATTGTCGGGTTCTTTAATCACTGGAATAAGAAGATTGAAGATCAGGTACTCTGGCCAAGCATATATAAAAAGCTATGTAAGTATAAACCGTTCTTTCATTATGATGCATTTAAATGCCGTCAAATATTGAAAGACAGATTGAGAGTGAATAATGACTGATTATTTTCGTTACTCTACTACGCTGGTAGATCCGGCAATGACTGCTCCAGCTCCATTGGCTTCTTCTCGAGAAACTTATGAGAAGATGATGCGGGCCAAGCAGGTAAATGATGGCTCCTACTGGAGTGTAATGCGCGAAGTCTTTGCTGAAGACTTTGAAAGGCTTCCCAAAGAACGATTCAAGGTATGGGCATCGGTGATGTCAGTTCCTTTTATGACTCGAGCTCGCTTCTTTGATTATTTTGCGAAAGTCCTTCCTGCAGCTGCCGAAGACCGTCGAATCCGTTACGCTCTTGAAGATCCGGATATTGGTATCACTGAACAGGATCGTGGTATCTATAATCTCTTCGAAGACTTTACAACAACAATGAATCGTATCCAACACATGGCTCACCTTGTGATTAACGGGTGGACTCCAGAGAAGCTTGCGAAGCTGGATACGATTGTAGAACTTGGCGGTGGTATTGGCGACATGGCTGATATCGTCTACAAGCTCGGTTTCAGAGGAAAGTATGTAATCTACGATTTCCCTGAAGTCGGTGCAATTCAGAAGTGGTATCATGATCAGTTGGGTCACACCAACATCGTACATACTTCTGACGTAAATGATCTGTTTAATGCAGATCTGATGATTGGTACTTGGTCTTTCACCGAGATGCCAATTGAACTTCGTAATGAAATCATGTCAAAGATGGGGCAAACAAAAAATTGGCTCATTGCGTATTCGAATGAGATCTTCGGTATCGACAACGACAAATACATTCGAGAGACATTTATTCCCCAGGTCGAGGAAAAACGGAACATTGAATATACTGATATTCCATTCATGCCTTGGGATGGTGGAGCAAAGTATCTCTCGATCAAGGAATTTGATAATGTTTGATAATATTGAAATTCGTGATCATGAAATTGAAGGTGAAACTAATTGGTACTGGATTAAAGAAGACAAAGTTTGTTTTGAATCGGTAATTGACCACTGGAATGAGCATCATGTTCATAAATACTTTAAATACATTAAGAATTATGGTACTGTAGTTACTGCAGGAACAAACTGTGGTTTATATGCCAGATTGTATGCGAAGCGATTTAAACACGTTTTTGCTTTTGAACCAGAACCTGTAGCATTCAATTGCATGGTAAATAACACACCATATGACCATGTTATTAAGATGAATTGCGCACTTGGTCATGGCCATGGCATTGTAGGTTTACACAGAGTTCCTCAAGAAGGACCTGGAACAAACAATCTAAATATTGGAATGAATATTATTCAACCTTCTTCAGAGCAATTTAACATTCCGATGATAACAATCGATTCACTCGGTCTTAGTGAATGTGATCTAATTGCTCTTGATGTTGAAGGATTCGAACAACATGCTCTTGAAGGAGCTAAAAATACACTTATTAATTTTAAACCAGTAATTATTGCTGAACGATTTAATTCAATGCATCAACAAAAGTTTATGAATGATTTAGGTTATGAATACGTAGATCAATCATTCCTAGATTCAATTTATGTAGCTAAAAAAGAACCAAAGACATTTTTTAGCTACGCAGTTGGATAAATAGAATGTTAGGAATATTCCTGGCATATACAACGACTAATACAACGTACACAACGACATACAAGGAGAATAATTATGTCTTTTGCTGATCTTAAGCGTTCGTCTGCTTCTTCGTTTCAAAAGCTCACTCAGGAGCTTCAAAAGCAGAACACCACCTACGACCGTTCTGACGATGACAAGTATTGGAAGCCTACACTCGACAAGGCTGAAAATGGCTACGCTGTCATTCGTTTCCTTCCTGCACCAGATGGTGAGGATCTTCCTTTTGTTCGCATCTGGGATCATGGCTTCAAGGGTCCAACCGGCCTTTGGTACATCGAGAAGTCGCTGACGACTCTTGGCAAGCCCGATCCAGTTTCAGAGCACAATTCGACTCTCTGGAATTCTGGTCTCGAATCAGACAAGGAAAAGGCTCGCGATCAGAAGCGTCGTCTTTCTTATATCTCAAATATCTACGTTGTCAGTGATCCGGGAAATCGTGATAACGAAGGCAAGGTCTTCCTGTTCAAGTATGGCAAGAAGATCTTCGACAAGCTGAACGATCTGATGAACCCTCAATTTCAGGACGAGCAGCCAGTAAATCCGTTCGATCTTTGGACGGGTGCTAATTTCAAGCTCAAGATTCGTAAGGTTGAGGGTTACCGCAACTACGATAAGTCTGAATTCGACTCTCCCGCACCACTGCTCGATGATGACGCTGCGCTTGAAGCGGTATACAAGCAGGAGCATTCGCTCCAGGAGCTTGTTGACCTTAAGCACTTTAAGTCGTACGAAGAGCTAAAGACTCGTCTCAACAATGTTCTGGGTCTCAATGCCGCTCCGGCAAAGATCCGTGGCGTTGATCTCGACGAAGGAGAGTATAAGGCTCCGGCCCCAACTTTCCAGGCTGCTCCAGCTCCGGCTCCGGCCGCTGTATCAGCTAACGTTGACGATGACGACGAGGATCTTGAAGCAGTCTTCCGACGACTCGCTGAAGAAGATTGATCGGTGGGAAAGGGGGCTGGAAACGGTCCCCTTTCTTTTTATGCTGTGG